AGGCGGGATATTGCGCCCGGGGAGAATGGACGCTAACCAATCTAAACCAGGAGGATATTTAGAGTTTGGAGTGGAAGTGAAGGCCTGGCTGAAATTAAGCAATGTGCGTACCAACTGAGGACGAGCTGAAAAACGAGTGGGAGCCGACGCAGAGGTGCCATACCCACCGAAAAGCGCTGGAGTGAGAAGTAACTCTAGATTGGGTTTAACTTCCCTTCGGGTGCCGTTATCTTTGGTGTATGTAATGCGAGCGTGTCTGGAGATCATACGATCTAACAAAGATTGAGGGATATTGCAACCACGACGATTAGCATCCGACACCTGATCAAGGAAAGCCATCGCTCTATCGCCAGGATCAGAAGATGATTCACGGAAGAATTCGCCTCCAACTAATCCAGAATAAGTGCGTAATGGGTAACCGGCGACAGTAAGAGTTTCAGGGTCATACGAATATCGTAGAAACTCTCCCCGACCTGAATAATCACATGTAATTTTGTAATTTTGACCAGCGAAACCTAAGATATTGTATAAATGACAGGCAAGAACACCGTCACTGACAGAAGCCGTCAAGGTAAAAACGTCATCGCCCTGATGCCATGATTGCGCTTTGAGGAGAGTCCTGCCCAGCTGTTGACGAGAGTAATAATCGTGCATAAGACGGTAAGCACGATTGAGAAAAGTATTGGTGAAACTAGTAGCACGCTCACCTGATTGCAAACTACGGATAACATATGCACCAACCTCCTCTTCCGGGTCAAAAAGAAACATATTCTGCTTAGCCTCCATAACCCAACGTGAAACCGCTAGAACATCGTCTTCAACCTGTTTAGCATAAGTCTCAGAATCGCCTGGTTGAGTGGAGCCATAACGAAGAATGACGTCTGCAAGTGAAGAGAACAAGGCATCAAGAGCGTATGAAAAATGGTTAATGTTAAAATCAGAGAAATCCCACATTAATCCAACGTTAGAACGATCAGCTAATAACATGAGGCGTTCGACACGAGCCGAGAGTTCCAGAGCTGCTGGATTAGAAGCCGAGTTCCAGGTGCCAGGAGCATTGGCGCTATCGAACATATCCAACAAGTAAGCTTGAAAAACGTAATGCTCGATGCTAGTATTCCAAATCGCCCGAATCTTCCCATTCTCAAACTTGGGAGCTGCTTTACTAAATAACTCAGGAGTCAGAGTGGAGCGAAGAATATTTATGTAGTGTTCTTCCGGGATAATAAGCAGTGCGCCACGTTTATTAAGACGTTCGCG